GATGAACTCATTTACCAAAATTAACAGCACTAGATGATTCATCGCCTTTGCTAGGTAAAATGAAAAATGCAGCAAATACATTTTTTAATGTTGCTAAAAAAGGTGGAAGGTTTGGAGCGTTCGCTGCAGTAGGTGCAGCAGCAAGTGCAGTAAAACAATTTATGTCAGATGATCCAACTTCTTATTTATCAGATGAAAATCAACAAAAGAATATGTTGATCGATATGGTAACAGAACCAGTTATGGAAGAAAGAGATCCGGGTATAACATCAGATGCCCAGTTGCCTGTTCTAGGAGCCGTGACTGCAGCAGGTGCAATACCAGGTGGCGCGGAATACTATAAAGAAAGACGTGGTATTAGACCAAACGATAAATTTACCGGACCCATGAACAAAGGTGTTGGAAAAATTAGAGCAGCAGCAAGTCCTATTAGTGGGTTACTTGGAAAAGGTTTAGCTGCTACGGGAACACCATTAGGAATGTTAGCTTTAGAGCCGTTGTATATTGGTTCACAACTTGCTGCAGGAGATTCAGCCGGTGAGATTGCAACTAACCCAATAAATTATTTAGGTGCAGCTTTTGCATCACCCTTAACACAACAGGCTACAAAATTTGCATCACCGGCAGTTTCAAGTATAATGAGATTAGGTATAAGTCCGACAATGCTTAAAACAGTATCAAGAAGATTTGGATTACCAGGTCTTGCAATATCGGCTGGTATTAGTGGATATGAAATGTTTAATAATTACAGAAAAGGAAGGGGGTTATTCGATGACGGTTAAAAATAAAACTCTTGTTGCAAATATGCAACATGTTAAATTTAAGGAAATCCCACCACTTAAGGGACCAGACTCACAAGGCTTGAATGTTTCTGTAAAACAGGCTACAACAATAAAGAACTCGGAGAATATAAATGGCAGATATGGACAAAGCTCTACCAAACGTAGAGACAGAGATTAAAACACCTAGCGACGAAGAAGTAGCAATATCAGAACAGGAAACAGTTGAAGAACAAGTTGGTCCTGATGATATTGATATAACTCAAGAAGAAGATGGTAGTGCTACAATTAATTTTGATCCAGCAGCAATTAATCAACCTGGCGGAGAAGGCCACGGAGATAACTTAGCAGAATTATTACCTGAATCTGTTTTAGGAAAACTAGGTTCAGAACTTGCAGAAAATTATCAAACATATAAATCAGCAAGAAAAGATTGGGAAGATAGTTACACAAAAGGTTTAGACCTTTTAGGATTTAAATACGAAAACCCAACACAACCGTTTCAAGGAGCTAGTGGTGCAACTCACCCAGTTCTTGCAGAAGCAGTTACACAGTTTCAAGCACAAGCTTACAAAGAATTATTACCGGCTACTGGCCCAGTACATACCCAAACTATCGGTTTAATAAACAGACAAAAAGAAGACCAAGCACAACGTGTAAAAGAATTCATGAACTATCAACTCATGGACGTGATGAAAGAGTACGAACCCGAGTTCGATCAAATGCTTTTTTATCTCCCTCTTAGCGGCTCTGCGTTTAAGAAAGTTTATTACGATGAACTACTTGGTAGAGCCGTTTCAAAGTTTGTCCCAGCAGATGATTTATTAGTTCCCTATACTGCAACTTCATTACAAGATGCAGAAGCTATTATTCATGTCATTAAAATGTCAGAGAATGATTTAAGAAAAAAACAAGTAGCAGGATTCTATGTTGATGTAGAACTACAACCTGGCTACAATGAAGAAACAGAAGTAGAGAAAAAAGAACGAGAACTAGAAGGTGTAAAAAGAACTAGAGACGAAGATATTTTTACTGTTCTAGAAATTCATGTTGATTTAGATTTAGAAGGTTTTGAAGACAAAGACTCTACTGGAGAAGACACAGGAATTAAACTTCCATACATTGTAACAATAGAACTTGGAAGTAGAGAAGTATTATCAATTAGAAGAAACTATGCAGCAGAAGATCCTCTTAAAGCAAGACAGGATTATTTTGTACACTTTAAATTTTTACCTGGAATGGGTTTTTATGGTTTCGGTTTAATTCATATGATCGGTGGACTGTCTAGAACAGCAACCACTGCATTAAGACAATTATTGGACGCAGGTACTTTAAGTAACTTGCCTTCAGGATTTAAACAACGTGGAATACGTGTTAGAGATGAGGCTCAATCAATACAGCCTGGCGAATTCAGAGATGTCGATGCACCTGGTGGAAACATTAAGGATGCATTTATGCCTTTACCATTTAAAGAACCATCACAGACTTTATTGCAGTTGATGGGTACCGTGGTTTCGGCAGGGCAACGATTTGCCGCCATCGCTGACATGCAGGTCGGTGACGGCAACCAACAGGCTGCTGTTGGGACGACTATAGCCCTATTAGAGCGAGGCTCTAGGGTCATGTCAGCCATACATAAAAGATTATATGTGGCGATGAAAAGTGAATTTAATTTATTGGCAGGAGTTTTTAAAACTTATCTACCACCTGAATATCCATATGATGTTGTTGGTGGACAAAAAAATATTAAAGTTGCAGATTTTGATGACAAGGTAGATATTATACCTGTTGCTGACCCTAATATTTTCTCTCAATCACAAAGAATATCAATGGCACAAACAGAATTACAACTAGCTCAATCTAATCCTGGAATGCATAATTTATATGAAGCATATAGACATATGTATGAAGCAATTGGGGTGAAAAATATCGATCAAATACTACCACCACCGCAGGACCCACAACCAATGGACCCTGCACAAGAAAATATTTTAGCAATGTCCAATAAACCGTTTCAAGCTTTCAAAGGACAAGATCATCAAGCACATATTACAACTCATTTAAACTTTATGGCTAGTAATGTTGCAAGAAACTCACCTGTAGTGATGGCAACTTTAGAAAAAAACATCTTTGAACACATTTCACTAATGGCACAAGAGCAATTAGAGGTAGAATTTAGAGAAGAGATAGGACAATTAATGCAAATGCAACAACAGATACAACAAAATCCTCAAATAGGGCAAAATCCTCAGGTTCAACAACAGATGATGTCTTTATCAATGAGTTTAGAGTCTAGAAAAGCTAAATTAATTGCAGAATCTACTGAAGAGTTTAGAGATGAAGAAGCAAAAATCACTGGAGAGTATGGTGGAGACCCAATTGCTAAATTAAAAGCTAGAGAACTAGATTTAAAAGCTATGAACGATGAAGCTGAAAGAAAAGAATCTGAAGAGAGAATAAATTTAGATAGATCTAAGCAAATGATGGGTCAACAACAGTTTGACGAGAAATTAGAGCAAAATGAAGAGCTAGCAGAACTTAGAGCAGACACTTCATTGACTAAAACACAGATGGGTATTGACTCTAAAAGAGAAAACGACCTTATGAAACAAATGGACGTTAGGATCTTGAAAGGTCCGCGAAGATAGTATATAATAATAGCATAGGAGAAAAATATGAAACCAAAAGACTTTTTTACAAAAAACAATCCAAAATATGTTGGTCCTGTTGTGTCAGATACACCTAGAGCAGATGGTTCTAATACACTTAAAACTAATTCAGATGGATTTGCAGAAGAAGTAGAAGTTAAAATGCCTTTAGGACAACCGACTATTAATAAAGTTGGTGGCCAAAAGAGAATGCTAGCATCTAAAAAATCTTCCGTTAAGTGGTACTAACATGTGGTTGTCGGCAATTAAATTAGCCGTTTCTGCAGGTAGTAAAATATACGCTAACAAACAGAGAACGAAGATGGCTATGTCTGATGCTCAGTTAATGCACGCATCTAGAATGGCTGAAGGTAAGGAAGCTTACCAGGGAAAACTGTTAGAATCCAGACAATCAGATTGGAAAGACGAATTTATTTTGCTTTTACTTTCGGTCCCGATCGTAATGTTGGGATGGTCAGTATGGTCAGATAATCCTGTACATATGGAAAAAATGGAGTTATTCTTCGTACACTTTGGAAATTTACCGTTATGGTATCAAACAATTTTTGTCGGAGTAATTGCGAGCGTCTATGGACTTAAGGCTACACATCTGATAAAGAATAAGTAACTTGGAGAAAAAATTATGGCTAAGAAAAAAAGTAAATTAAAAAGCGCACTAAAAAAAATTGGTAAAGCAGCAGCAGTTGCTGGAGCTGGTTATTTAGCGATGAAGGGTTTAAAAAACAGAAGACAAAAAAATGCAAACGTTGAAATGGGTTTACCTAAAGCTGATATGAGAGACTACGGTCCTTATAGTAATAAAGCAGCACCAAACACAAGATCTAATGCATCAATTGCAGGAGATTTTATATCAAAAATTAACAATCCTAAAAGTATGGAATCTGGAATGCAGATGTCCAATGATCTTGTTAGTTCTAAACTACCTAGTAGAAAAAGAGTTGGTCTAGAACAAGGTATGAGTAATATTGATACGACTCCTATCAAACAATATAAATCTGGTGGAAGAGTTAAAGGT